GCAATACAAGGTATACTTGATATTGCAAACGAAAGTCAACACCCTAGAGCATATGAAGTTGCAGGTAACTTAATCAAACAAGTTGCTGATACAGTTGACAAATTACAAGACTTACAAGGTAAACTAAAAACATTAAAACATGTGCCAGATAAAGCAAGCACAAATATAAAACAGGCGTTGTTTGTAGGATCATCAGCAGAGTTACATAAAATGTTAAAGAATAAAAACAAAAATGTAGAAGTGCAAGAAGATAAAAAGTTTGATGATGGTTTTAATCCTGACGAAGTAAAATATGACTGAAGCATATCTAGGTAATCCTAATCTATACAAAGCAAATTTACAACAAAGTTATACCGAAGATCAAGTAAGAGAAATTGCAAAGTGTATGGAAGATCCTATACACTTTATAAAAACATACACTAGAATTGTAAACATTGATGAAGGTCTAGTACCTTTTAATATGTATCCTTTTCAGGATAAAATGGTTAAGACATTCCATGAAAATCGTTTTTCTATTTGTAAACTTCCTAGACAGTCTGGTAAATCAACTACAATTATCGCATATCTATTACATCAAGTTATATTCAATGACAATATAAACGTTGCCATACTTGCAAACAAATCATCTACTGCTAGAGATTTATTAGGTAGATTACAACTTGCATATGAAAACTTACCTAAATGGTTACAACAAGGTGTACTAAACTGGAACAAAGGTTCACTTGAATTAGAAAATGGCTCAAAGATACTTGCAGCTGCAACATCTTCAAGTGCAATTAGGGGTGGTTCATTTAACATCATATTCCTTGATGAGTTTGCTTTCATACCTAACAATATATCTGAGCAGTTTTTTAGTTCAGTTTATCCTACAATTTCTTCTGGTAAATCTTCTAAAGTTATGATCGTATCTACACCTCATGGTATGAATATGTTTTATAAATTATGGAATGACGCAATACATGGAAGAAATGATTATAAACCTATTGAAGTGCATTGGTCAGAGGTACCTGGTAGAGATGAAAAATGGAAAGATGAAACGATTAGAAATACTAGTGAGGCACAATTTGCTACCGAGTTTGAGTGTGAGTTTGTAGGTTCAGTAGATACATTAATCAATCCATCTAAATTAAGAAACTTATCACACAATACACCATTAGTATCTAACGAAGGTTTAGATATGTACGAGAGAGCAGAAAAAGGTAAAGATTATGTTATGACAGTTGACGTAGCACGTGGTACTGTAAGAGATTATTCTGCCTTTACTGTATTTGATGTAACACAAATGCCATATAGATTGGTTGCAAAATTTAGAGATAACGAAATTAAACCTATATTGTTTCCTCATACTATTGAGAAAGTCGCAAGAGCATATAACAATGCTCATATATGTGTTGAAGTAAATGATCTAGGACATCAAATAGCAGACGCTTTACAGTTTGAATTAGAATACACAAACTTATTAATGTGTATGATGAAAGGTAGAGCAGGTCAGATATTGGGTGGTGGTTTCAGTAAGAGAGGTACACAATTAGGTGTACGTATGACTAAACAAGTAAAACGTATAGGTTGTTCAAACTTAAAATCACTACTAGAGGGCGACAAGATATTGATAAACGATTTTCATACAATACAAGAGTTATCAACATTTGTAAGACGTGGTAGTGGATGGCAGGCTGAAGAGGGTTCAAATGATGATTTAGTTATGTGTTGCGTTATCTTTGCATGGATCACTAATCAAAGATATTTCAAAGAGATGACAGACCAAGATGTACGTGCTAGAATGTATGCCGAACAACAAAACGCAATAGAACAAGATATGGCACCTTTCGGGTTTATGGATAACGGCATGGAAGAAGAATATCAACAAGATGATAGTGGTGAAGTATGGCAGCCAGTAACCGTACGAAAAGGTGATATTTTATAAATATAAACGAGATTAATGATACCTATTAGCTAATAAGAGGAGAACAAACATATGGCATTTCAAGTTTCACCAGGTGTTCTCGTACAAGAGAGGGATCTAACAAACGTAATCCCAGCAGTAGCAACTACGATCGGTGCTGTTGCAGGACAATTCAATCAAGGACCTATGGACGAAGTTACGTCTATTAGTTCGGAGAAAGAATTAGTAGAAACGTTTGGTAAACCCGACTCTACAAACTTTGAATTTTGGTTTAGTGCTGCAAGTTTCTTGCAATACTCATCAAGTTTAAGAGTAGTACGAGCTGCAAACACTTCAAGTGTTAACGCTGTTGTATCTGGATCAGCATTAAGAATTAAGAACACAGATCATTATCAAAACGGTGACGGTACTACTGGACCTTATAGTAACGGTTCAGCTAACGTTGGCGAATGGGCTGCAAGAACAGCAGGCGCATGGGGTAATAACTTAAAAGTTTCAGTATGTCCGAGTGCAACGGCATATGAAGCAGTAAATAAAACAACAACAAATGACGCTTCAACAGCAGTTGGAGATACAACTATCGTATTAACTTCAGGAACAGATTTTCTTGTAGGTGATATTGTAAACTTCGGCGAGTCAGGTGGGCATGAATATAGAGTTACAGGTGTTTCAACAAACACTTTAACTTTTGTAAGACATCCATCAGGCACAGGCGGACTACACACAGCTGTTGCAAACGGTTCACAAGTAAGAAGAAGATGGCAATACTACGATCTAGTAGATAAAGCACCAGGAACATCAACATACGCTTCTAATAGAAGTGGTGTAAATGACGAAATGCACATAGTAGTCGTTGATGAAGACGGTGGTATTACAGGTACTAGTGGCGAAGTTTTAGAAGTTTATGATTCAGTATCAAAAGGATCAGACGCTAAAACAGCACAAGGTGATACTAACTACTACGTTGACGTACTTTACAACCAATCAGAATACATCTATTGGATGGATCACGTTGCGACAGGATCAAATTGGGGTAGTGCAGTAGCAGGAATAACATTTACTGCTCTGTCAGCACCTTTTGCTAGATCACTTGTAAGTGGTGCAGATGGTTCAACAGTAAGTACTGCTGAATTAAAAACTGCTTACGAAAAATACAATGACGCTGATACTGTAGATGTTAACTTAATCATCGCTGGTAAAGGTAACGCTACACACATTGATAACTTAATTACAATCGCTGAAAACAGAAAAGACGCAATAGTATTTGTTTCTCCTGAAAGAGCAGATGTAGTTAACGTTACAAATAGTACTACTCAAACAACTAACGTAAAAGGTTTCTTTGATAGTATTAGATCATCATCATACGCTGTATTTGATAGTGGTTACAAATATACATACGACAAATATAATGACGTATTCAGATATGTTCCTTTAAATGGAGACATTGCTGGATTGGCTGCAAGAACAGACTTAATCGCAGACTCATGGTTCTCACCTGCTGGTTTCAACAGAGGAGTAATTAGAGGTGCAGTTAAACTTTCTTACAATCCAACACAAGGACAAAGAGATGAATTGTACAGAGCGAGAGTAAACCCAGTTGTAACATTACCAGGACAAGGTACTTTATTGTTTGGTGATAAAACTGGATTATCAACGCCGAGTGCTTTTGATAGAATAAACGTAAGAAGATTGTTTATTACTTTGGAAAAAGCAATATCAACAGCTTCTAAATTTCAACTATTTGAATTTAATGACGAGTTTACAAGAGCTCAATTTAGAAACATAGTTGAACCATTCCTTAGAGATGTACAAGGTAGAAGAGGTGTTACAGACTTTAGAGTAGTTTGTGATTCTTCTAATAACACTGCTAATGTCATTGATAGTAATGAGTTTAGAGCTGATATATTTGTTAAACCAAATAGATCAATCAACTTTATACAACTACAATTCGTTGCGACACGATCAGGCGCCGCATTTGAAGAAGTGGTAGGAGGATAAACACATGCCAAATATAAATGACTTTAAAGCTAAGTTAAGAGGCGGTGGAGCTCGTGCCAATCAGTTTAGAGTAACAATGCCTTTCCCTGGTTTTGCTGCTGTAGGTGGTGAAACAGAAACTATGAGTTTCTTAACTACATCTACATCTTTACCAGGAATGACTGTAACGGAAGTTGCAATACCATTTAGAGGTAGGGAGTTATATGTTGCAGGTGATAGAACATTTGCTACATGGACTACAACTATTCTAAATGATACTAACTTCTTAATACGTAACGCTTACGAAAGATGGTTAAATGGTATCAACAATATGTCAGATAACGAGGGGTTAGTAAATCCTGTAGATTATCAAGTTGACGGTTTTGTTGACCAATTAGACAGAAACGGTAACGTGATTAAATCATACACTTTCAGAGGAATGTTTCCAACAACTCTGGATGATATTGCTCTATCGTATAGTGATAACAACTCCGTAGAGAGTTTTACTGCTACACATAGATACCAATACTTTGAAACAAACACTACTACTTAATACCGTTATAAGTATTAATAGTAATAGGAGAAACTAAATTATGGCTGAACTGTTTGGGTTTAAGATAGAACGTTTAAAAGACGCTTCAACCGATCCAAGACAAAATATAGTTCCACCTCAAGCGGAAGACGGTACAACAACCGTCCCCGCTGGTGGGTTTTTTGCGTCTTATGGCGGATTTGATGTAACGGCTAGAAACGAGCTAGACTTAATAAGAAGATATAGAGAAGTATCACTCCATCCCGAGTGTGACCTTGCAATAGAGGATATCATATCTGAGGCAATCGTATCAAATGAAAATCAAAATGCTGTACAATTAGATTTAAGTAAAATTGAATACAGCGAATCTATCAAAAAGAAAATAAGAGAATCCTTTATAGAAGTATTAAAGTTATTAAACTTTGATATAAAAGGACATGATATTTTTAGAAGATGGTACGTAGATGGTAGAATGTACTATCATAAAATTATAGACAAAGAAAGTCCTAGATTAGGGATTACAGAATTAAGATATATAGACCCTCGTAAAATCAAAAAGATTAGAGAGGTTAGAAAGCAGAGAACAGATGGCATGCCTTCTTCATTTGCTTTTGAAAACAAATTCCAAGAATATTATATATTCAACGAAAAAGGAATACATCCAACTGCTACATCAAACGCAGGTGGGTTAAGAATAGCGACAGACGCTATCGCATTTTGTCCGTCTGGTTTAATAGACCAACAGGCAAATCAAGTTTTATCTTATTTACATAAGGCAATTAAACCTGTCAATCAATTAAGAATGATTGAAGACGCTGTTGTAATATACAGAATTGCTCGTGCACCAGAAAGAAGAATATTCTATATTGATGTAGGTAACTTACCTAAAATCAAAGCTGAACAATATTTAAGAGATGTTATGGCTAGATATAGAAACAAACTTGTATATGACGCAAGTACTGGTGAAATTAAAGACGATAGAAATCAGATGAGTATGTTAGAAGACTTTTGGTTGCCTCGTAGAGAAGGTGGGAGAGGAACTGAAATCACTACATTACCTGGTGGTCAAAACTTAGGTGAAATACAAGATATAGAATACTTCCAAAAGAAACTATATCGTTCACTTAATATACCAATCAGTAGATTAGAAGGCGGTCAAGGATTTAATCTAGGTCGTGCAGCTGAAATTAGTAGAGATGAAGTTAAGTTTACTAAATTCGTAGGCAGATTACGTAAAAAATTCTGTATGCTTTTCCATGATCTATTAAAAACACAATTAATATTAAAAGGTGTTATTGCTCCAGATGAATGGGACAGTATGCAAGGCGATATTACATATTCTTTCTTACAAGATGGTTACTTTGCTGAATTAAAACACAGCGAAATGATGAGAGAAAGAGTTATGCTCGCTCAACAACTAGAAGGGTATGTTGGTAAATATTTCTCTAATGAGTATATACGAACCAAGATATTAAAACAAAATGAAACAGAAATTGATGAAATTGATAAACAAATTAAAGAAGAAGGTTCTGAAGGAGAAGGTGAAGAAGCCATCCCTGCCATCACGCCAAAAAAAGAAACGAATGGTAGTAAAGAAAAAGAACCAACATTAAAACCAAAAGAAGGAGAAAAAGATGTCGGAAGAAGTAATTAGATATGGTGCTGGTGGCGTTCCTTATGTAGAAAAGAAAGCAGAAGCACCTAAGGAAGAAGTTAAAGAAGAAGTAATTTCTGAAATTTTAACAAAGAATCCTAACAAAGAAAAAAAATCTGAATCTACTAAAGAAAAAAAGTAATAGGAGATAAATAATATTATGAGTAAAGAAAATTTAAACAAGTTTGTTAATTCACTACAACAAGGTGACGCTAAACAGGCAGGAGAAGATTTAAAAAATTCTCTTGCAGATAAAGTTAGTGCAGCCTTAGATGACGCTAAAGTTGATGTGGCTAGATCAGCATTTACAGGACAACAAGGCGCAGACGCTCCAGAAGCGAATGTGTTTAGTGGTAATGATATAAGTGCTGAAAATCCTACACCAGAGGCGGCTAGTGATGAAGTGGCTCAATAAGTTTATTAAAGATAATATAACTGAAGGCAACGATTACAAACGTACTAGACAGTACAACAAACTTACGCCTAAAATGAAGCGTGCTGTAGATATGATATTCAGAGCTGCTGATAAAGACGCAGATGTAATATCTAATTTTGAAAAAAATATTAATACAGCTGCAAAACAATATGGTGTACGTAAACAAGATTTAATGACGTATTTTGATAAAGAAACGTTAACAATTTTAAGGAGATAAAGATGGCAACAATTATACTAAAAGGAGCGCTAGTCGCAGGTACATTATCAGATAATACTATCGGTAATGCTCACTTTGTAAGAATAGTCGCTACTGCTGGTACAAATACTATTACAGTAAAAGATGGTAGTACAGTTTTAGGTACGACTTTGTTACATACTGCTGGAGATGAAATCACAATTGAAAAACATGCTAAACATACAATTTCATCAAGTGGTAACGTAAGTGCTAGTGCTGTAGGCGTAGGTCACTAACATGGCTGATACAGTATCTACACAAACATTAACAGATACGACAGGCGTAAAGTTTGCCGTTAAGATAACTAATTTTTCTGACGGTACAGGTGAAACTTTAGTTAAAAAAGTTGACGCTAGCGAAACAACTTTTATGACTGAAGACGGTAATCGTAAAATATCAAAAATCTTTTATTCAATAAACACTGCTAATCCTAAATCAGCAGTAGAGTTGATATGGGATGGTACAGATAATGCAACGGCAGTTTTATTGTCTGGTCAAGGTTTTTGGGACTTACGTGCCGATGGTAATGAGATAGCTAACAACGCAACAACACCAACAGGTGATGTTTTACTATCAACAAAGAATTTCGCAATTGGTGATAATTACACGATTTTAGTGGTTTTCAGATAGTTATTTGTATAAATAATAAAGAGAAATAGAGATAGATACAAATGAAATTAATTACCGAAGAAATATCAAACGCAGAATATATTGTAGAACAAAAGAATGGTAAAAAAAACTATTCTATCAAAGGTATATTCATGCAATCCGATGTGAAAAATAGGAATGGAAGAGTCTATCCTAAAGAGATACTTCAAAAAGAAGTGTTTAGATATAATAGAGAGTTCATCAATAAAAGCAGAGCATTCGGCGAACTTGGTCATCCTGATGGCCCGACAGTAAATTTAGAAAGAGTTTCGCACATGATTAAGGCTCTATATCCTGAAGGCGCAAATTTTATAGGTGAAGCACGAATTTTAGATACCCCATATGGAAAAATAGTGAAAAGTTTAATTGACGAGGGTGCAAAATTAGGTGTTTCAAGTAGAGGAATGGGCACACTTGCAAACGTAGGTGGTGCTAACATAGTCAAAGACGATTTTTATCTTGCAACCGCGGCTGATATAGTCGCAGACCCCAGCGCTCCAGACGCTTTCGTAGAAGGCATTATGGAAGGCAAAGAGTGGGTTTGGAATAATGGCGTTTTGAAAGAGCAAGAAGTAAACGAATTAAAGTTACAAGTAGAAAGTAAAGAGAGAATGGCAAGAGCAAATAAAAATGCTCAGGTATTTGAATCTTTTCTTAAAAAGCTGTAATTTTATAAATAGTAATTGACTCATTCCGAGAGGAGTGGTGCATTTATTTTACAACAACAAGAAAAACTATTGAGGAGATAGAACGATGGCTGACAATACTGTGGCAGATTTGCCAACAAAAAACGCAGCTCCAGCTGAACCAGCAAAGTCATTACAAGCAACTGTACAACAAGTTATGAGTAAAGCAGTTACTTCACCGACAGACGCAAAAGTAGATTTCGCACAAGGGGTTAACCACATTACAGGTGACCCACAACAAAAAAGTGCAGGAGCAGCTGACGCAATGCAATCTCTTAAAGCCGAGGCAGATCCTAAAAAATCATATAGCAATGCCAACGAAGCTGACGAGAAAAAAGACGAAAAAGAAAAAGAAGAAGTAAAAGAAGTAGCAGATAAAGAAGACGAAAAGAAAAAAGACGAGATGATGAAAGCTTCTAAAGATAAAGAAGATATGAAAGAAGGCGAAATGCCTGCAGGTCTTAAAAAATACCTTGACAAGAAAAACGACAAGTCTGAAAATAAAGAAGACGAGAAGAAAGATGTTAAGGAAACTGCTGACGAAGACGAGAAAAAAGATAAAAAAGAAATGATGAAAGCTTCTAAAGATAAAGAAGATATGAAAGAAGTAGCTGAAAAAGACAAAGAAAAAGAAGTCAAAGAAGTTGCTGATAAAGATGATGAGAAGAAAAAAGAAGTTTCTGAAGTAGCTGATAAAGAAAAAGAAGTTAAAAAAGAAACTGCTAAAGATAAAGTTAAAGATATGGACATGAAAGAAGATGTTGCTGCTCTAACTGAAGGTGAAGACCTTTCGGAAGAGTTTAAAGCAAAAGCTGCTACTATATTTGAAGCTTCTATCAAAGCAAAACTCGTTGAAGAAATAGAAAATTTAGAGAGCGAATACGAAACTAAGGTTAATGAAAAAGTTGAAGAAACTAAATCAGAAATCGTAGAAAAAGTTGACGCTTACCTAAACTATGTTGTTGAGGAGTGGATGAAAGAAAACGAATTAGCAATAGAAAAAGGCTTAAGAGCTGAGATTACTGAAGATTTTATCGGTGGTCTTAAATCTCTATTTGAATCTCACTACATCAATGTTCCACAAGAGAAGTATGATGTGATTGAGGCTCAGACTGCTGAAATAGAAAAGTTAAAAGAAGAAGTTAACTCTACTATTGAGAAAAACGTTGAGTTGAATCAGGCAATCGGTCAACACGTAAGAACGGATATCATCAATGATGTTACATCTGATCTTGCTGAAACTGAAACTGAAAAACTTAAAGGTTTAGCAGAAGGAATTGAATATAAAGACGCTGACAGTTTTAGAAAAAGTGTAGAAACATTAAAAAATTCTTACTACCCTAAAGCAAAAGCGAGTGATACTGAATCTAATGAAGTAGCAGAAAACAATGCTGGTTCTATGAACGAATCAATGGCTGCATATACTGCTGCAATTAGTAAATCAAAGAAAAACCCATACGTAAAGTAAGGGTTAGTTAATTAACTAAAAAAGAAGGAGAGATAGAAAAATGTTTTTATCTGAATCAATGCAAAACAAGTGGCAGCCCGTTTTAGACCATCCTGATCTTCCTGAGGTCAAAGATAGTTATAAAAGAGCCGTTACTTCAATGGTATTAGAGAACCAAGAAAAGTCGCTAAGAGAAGACGCTGCTTTCTTATCAGAAGCTGCGCCAACTAACGCAACTGGTTCCGCAATACAAAATTGGAATCCTATTTTAATTAGCTTAGTTAGAAGAGCAATGCCAAACCTTATCGCTTACGATATCGCTGGTGTTCAACCTATGTCAGGCCCAACAGGTCTGATCTTCGCAATGAGAAGTAGATATACATCTCAAAGTGGTGGTGAAGCTCTTTTTGACGAAGCTGATACTGACTTTTCTGGAAGAAACAAAGCTGGTTCTTCTGTGTCAGGGGCTTCCGCTGTAGCACAAACTGGTGAAAACCCAGCTGTTCTTAATGACTCAATAGGTACTTCTACTGGTTACACAACTGGTACTGGTATGACAACTGCATATGCAGAAGCACTTGGAGACGCTGCGGCGAACTCATTTGCTGAAATGGCATTCTCAATTGAGAAGTCAACTGTAACTGCTAAGTCAAGAGCATTAAAGGCTGAGTACACTATGGAATTAGCACAGGACCTTAAAGCAATTCACGGCTTAGACGCTGAAACTGAATTGTCTAACATATTATCTGCTGAAATCTTAGCTGAGATCAATAGAGAAGTAGTTAGAACAGTTTACAGAACTGCTGAAGTAGGTGCTGCTGATAATGACAACTCACATGCTGCAATTAACACAACAACTGCTGGGGTATTTGACCTTGACACAGACTCTAATGGTAGATGGTCTGTTGAGAGATTTAAAGGTCTTATGTTCCAACTAGAGAGAGATGCAAACACAATCGCTCAGAGAACAAGAAGAGGAAAAGGTAACATGATTATCTGTTCTTCAGATGTTGCCTCTGCGTTACAAATGGCGGGTGTTTTGGATTACACTCCTGCATTAAACAACAACTTAAACATTGACGATACTGGTAATACTTTTGCTGGTGTATTAAATGGTAAGTACAAAGTTTACATTGACCCATATGCTGCTAACATGGCAAGCAATGCGTCACCTACTAAACAGTACTACGTTGTTGGTTACAAAGGAACTTCTCCATACGACGCTGGTTTATTCTATTGTCCGTATGTACCTCTACAAATGGTTAGAGCAGTAGGTCAGGATAACTTCCAACCGAAAATCGGTTTCAAAACTAGATACGGTATGGTAGCTAATCCATTTGCTGGTGCTTCTGCGTCAGGAAATATTACTGCTGACGGTGTTGGTGCAATCAACGCTAACAGATACTACAGACGTGTTCAAGTTACGAACATCATGTAATATTTGTTGAGAAACAAATTTAAGAAGGGCGCTTCGGCGCCCTTTTTTTTAGCATAAATAAAAGTAGATTATGTTTTATACTGAAAGAATAACAATTTACAAAGAAGAAAAATCAACAATAATGAACGTATTCCTAAGAGCAATCGCAGGTATTGTAGTAATCTGTGGTTTCTTTTTTCTGTTAGCACAAGGTCTTAATTACTTACAAAAACCTAACGCATTAGATAATGTAGAGAAAAGACTAGATGAAGCAGCCGAAAAAGAGAGTGTCCTAACAGATAACGAGAAAAAACTAAAACAAGAAGCCCAATCAAAAGAATGGGATGATTTAGACAAGCAAACAGATAAATAGCTGTATGACAGTTACAAACTCATACACTAGACAACCTACTAAACTGGACTATGCAAGTCCAACGCAGTTTAAGTTTCAACTAATTAAACTACCTAAAGTAGAGTATTTTTGCACATCAGCAAATTTGCCTGGTATCAATCTAGGTACTGCCGAACAAATCACACCTTTGAAAGATATACCACTACCTGGTGATAGATTACAATATGATACTTTGACTATTCAGTTTTTAGTAGATGAAAATTTAGAAAACTATAGAGAGATACATGGTTGGTTAACTGGTGTTGGTTTTCCTAAAGATTACGAGCAGTTTCAAACACTACAAGGTGCAGGTACAGACAGATTTCCTTCAACTCAAAATGTAGGTACTAGTAAAGAATTAGGTGAAATTAAAAAGGCAACACAAGACGATGGTGGTTTGTATTCAGACGCTACTTTAATAATATTGACAAGTAAGAATAATGCAAATTTAGAAGTTAGATTTAGAAATGTATATCCTACTTCACTATCAGGACTAGACTATAATCAGCAGGCTACCGATGTTGATTATCTTACGGCAACGGTATCATTTGAGTATGCAATTTACGAATTTGCTGCTGTTGGTAACAAAGCTACGGTAGAAACTACTACTTAATACATACATAAATATTTTAAATTAATATAATGGAGTTATTATGACCTTTGATGAATTACAACAATTGGCTGAAAAAGACCTCAAAATAAATGATACTGAATTAGATTTAGAATCATTAAAAACACCTCAATTACATAACAAGTATTGCAAGTTTCATAATCAATATATCAATCTATTAAAAAAAGCAGAGCAAGATAGAGATAGATTGTTAAGAGAAAAGTGGGAATACTATACAGGTAAGGCAGACCCTAGTGTCTATCAAGTTAAACCTTTTAATATAAAGTTGCTTAAACCAGATGTGGATAAGTACATAAGATCAGATGATGAGATGATTAAACTAGAGCAAAAAGTTACTTACATACAAAGTGTAGCTGACTATCTGGACAAAACAATACGTATAATATCTAATCGTGGTTTTCAAATTAAAAACGCTATAGACTGGAAAAAGTTTACTTCTGGCGTAATCTAATATGCAAAATATTATCGTTGATAAACTCAATGACGTATATATTCGGATTGACGCTGACGCCTCTATTCGTAGAGAATTGTCAGATTACTTTTCGTTTGAAGTACCTGGATATAAGTTTACACCACAGTTTCGTAATAGAGTATGGGACGGAAAAATAAGACTTTACTCATACGCAACAGGTCAAATGTACCTTGGATTATACCCTTATCTAAAAGACTGGTGTAAGAAGAAAGATGTACATATAGTTGAATCTAGTGAAATCCTTACACATAGCAACGTCACAGCCGCCGATATAGACGGTATGATTGATGAGTATGATCTGTCTATCAAACCGAGAGATTATCAATTAAACGCATTTAAATTTGCTTTAGAATATGACAGAGGACTAGTTGTATCGCCTACTGCCTCTGGTAAATCACTTATCATATACATGTTAGTCCGACACTACTTAAATGTAATTAACAACAATATTCTAATCATTGTACCAACAACATCACTAGTAGAACAACTATACAAAGATTTTAAAGATTATGGTTATGATGTAGAAACAAATGTAAGTAGAAAATATCATGGTTATGAAATAGATGAAGATAAACGTATAGTTGTATCAACATGGCAATCATTATACAAAATGCCTAAACAATTTTTTGAAGACTATGGTGCAGTTATAGGTGACGAGGCACACTTGTTTAAGGCTGTATCATTGACAAAGATAATGACAAAACTAACAGATTGTAAATATAGAATAGGTCTTACAGGTACGTTAGATGATAGTAAAACACACAAATTAGTACTACAAGGTCTA